TAAATCTCAGGATAGGCATTTTGAACCGATTCATAAAACTGTTGATTCCAAGCTCTGTGCATCACGATATTGTCGAAGAACTCAAATAGGGTTCTCATATCTTCCCTGATACCGTCTACATACTGCATGATGGCTTTGGTATCTTCTGTTCCTTCCCCGAATCCGCTAGTCAAAGCTTCATCCTTGAGCAACATCGCAGGCACATCTGAAGCCGCAGCGATATTGGCGATAATGTTATCTCTGGCTGTGGTCATAGCCGTTGAAGTGTTATTCATGTCAATAGCCGAAATATCTTCCTCGGTATCAATGGATAGTACATTATTGGTAGCACCGTTTTGCAATGCAGTCCGTTTCACGCCTGCCGCAATCTGCATAGCTCTATTGACGATACTGTTTGATTGCTTCATTTTGGCAACCAAAAGACCAGCTTTCACAGTTACCATGTCATCCGTAATCATAGATTGGATATAGGACTTCATTGGATAGAAAGCCCGTTGGAAGATAGAACGACCAGTAAAACCGAAGGCTGATGACTGGAATCTTAGATAAATCGGTGTGTTGTTGAACAATACGCAACTACGGCTAGGATGATAGGGCTGTCCAGCAGCCGTGATGTAATCCCTAGGCTTTTGGAAATCGGGAGCATTAGGGTTCTGATTGGTAACAATCGAGCCAGCCAAGTTCAACGGATCAAGCTGGTTAAAGTATAGGTTTAAGTCAGGTAGCTTCCAAGGATCAATCGGCTCTGTTGTTGGTATTCCTTCTGCACCAAAGACAATCGCACCTGCGCCATATACACGAGTAATATACATAACATCACGAATATGATTTGTCGCACCTAAACTGTCCCATTCTTTCTGAAATGCCTTAATGAGCATATCTTTCGGATGAATATCCACATTGATAACCCTTGGCTTACTTAACGCTAACCTTACGGGTTTCTCTACCATTTTGCCAGCAAGCGGATGGAATTGCCACAAAGTCTTGCAAAGGTCGTAGCCAATATCAGCACCGGGTTGAATATCGGAATTAAGTATTCCTGTTAGATTTGCGGGAACTAACGAACTGTTAATGCTTATATCTGCCATTCTTAATATCCTTCTCGGTTACCGCAAGTAATTGCTAGACCATAAACCATGCAATCGAGCAAATCGTCAGCCCTAGAATGGGCATCTTTATCGCCAATCCTAAAGGTAGTTACTTGCGAAAGCAAATGGTTTCTACTAGCACCCTTGAAATTTACCAGCTTGTCATAAGCGTGTTCTGATATTTTAATCATTCCCTGCTCAAAATAGCTAGAAACAGAAATAGCTCTTTCGTCTTTACCTGCACTTGTCAAGCCTGAATCAATCTTCTGCGTGTTCCATCCCTTATTTGCTCCCTGTTGCAAAAGGATTGAACCAGTAGACGCATCTTCGATCCATATCCCCATAGGAGCATATCTTCCGCCACATTGCTTGTGGTATTTCTCAACGAGTTCAAACTGTGATGGCATCCAGCTTTCCAGTAATGCACCGTCTACCTGAATCACATCATAATCAAGTATCGTGAGCTTATAGCCTTTATCTGCGAAGTCATCGTAAGAGAAATAGATGATAGCTGTGCCGTCATGCTCTTGTCCGCCCTTAATAGCGGTGTCCATAACTGCAAAGACATAATCACATCGTTCAGGATAGGGTACGGGTTTACCCTCAACCATTAGCTTATCAATGCCGAAGAACGCTTGTCCACCCCAATCAATAAACTCTGCGAGGTATTCCTGCTTATAGACTAGAGGATGGCTAGTGATGCGGAGCTTTTCCAGTTCAGTAGCTGGAAGGTAAGGATTGATAGCCGAAGGTGCATGAAAGTCTACAAACTCATGTTCAGGTTCGTTGCATATCCGCCAAAAGAAGTTCTCACTATCAATACCATTCGGTGTACTGCCTGCCCAACACTCGCCCACATAATCCAAGAGCGTAGGCTTAATAGCCGTGTCCCAAATCTTCATCATGTTAGAGTTCTTAGCAAAGGCTACCTCATCGAGCATGACCACATGGTATTTACGAGAACGACCAGCCCGTTCATTTTCCAATGACCAAAAGTCTATCCGACCACCTGTCTTGGTTCTGATGATGCCCTGCGTTCTACTTTGTCCACTAATGATGGGAGCGATCATCTCGGATATTTCTGTATAGGCTTCTGATAACAGTTTGAATGACGGAGCAAACCAGCCGACATTCTTTCCCTCTGCTACCTTACGGCAAGCGATAGCCTGCATCATTGCAGTTTTGCCCATCCTTCTGCCTGCTCTTAATGCGGTGAATCTTCCCCTGCCATCCCATGCTCTTTTCTGCCCCTCGTGGAATGTTGGCAGGAAGATCTCATAATCGTAGGCATCCATTAGGCTTTAGGCTCGACCTTAATATCGGAATCAGGACCACCATGAATCCTGATGTTCAATGTTCCCGAATCTGAATAGGTTGGTTCAGGACTATCCCGCCATCCGCCCTGACATTTCAAATAGAACAGAATGGAAGTGGTATCCATCGCCATTGCTTTCTCCATGAGTTTCTCAGCGACCATAGCGACACCTTTTGCCTTGCCTGCTTTTATTGCTTCCGCAAACTCTGGAAACTTTGCCTTTTTTTCGTATAGCGTGGATTCACCCATGCCTAATGCAAGAGCTATTTGATTCTGTGTTAATCCTTGTGATGCGAGTAATTCTGCCTGATTGATTACCTCTTGGGTAATTTCAAACTCAGGTCTACCCCCTGCGTGAGGTTCTTTGTCTGTAGATGTGTTGGCTTCTTCACTCATGATGCGTTACCTATAAAAAGATGGGGCTAGTATCCTACGAAAGCTTATAAGGGAAACTGTAATAAGATACTGCCCATCTAATTAGGTTGCGGATGCTCTTGCCTTACTTGCGCTTCTAGCACGAGAAGTTGGCTTCTTAGTTGCCTTCTTGCCTGTAACACGAGTAGTACCCTTTTTCTTAGCTGCTTTCTTTGCTACGACTTTAGGCTTCTTTTTAGCCGTTACTTTTTTTGCGACTGCCATAGGAGTTCTCCTGTAAAATCAAATAAACGATGGTTTCCCATCACCAATTCAAAAGACTTAATTTAGGTTAGGTCTTTTAAATTCTGAGTAACCGACTTACCTTCAGAAGTGTTGTACGGTACTTTCACGGAGTTTAACTCAACATTAAGAGATTTTGCTACTTTCACGCCATCAATATATTTATCACCGTGTACCATCCACTTCATGGCTTGTAGGAATTGCTCTTTCTGCTCTCTGCTTTGAAATACTAAGCAACACCAATATTCACTATCAGTAGCTAGGCGGAATCTTTCCTGCTCTGCCCTGTTTCTTTCCATAAAGCCCTTTTGGACTTCATTAAACTCTAAGGCGGTGTCTACCTCATCATTGCCTGTATATACAATTTCATCAAATGGATGCGCTTGCTTACTACCGACACCTATTGTGGGTTTGCCACCAATGGATAGACTTACGGCTGATCCACCTAGTTTAATTCCAGACCCTGTGCCTGATCCGATCTTGATACTCATTATGTATGCCCTTTCATAGCAAATTCATATCTATATATTTCAACTTCGACTAATGGAAACCATTCGAGTATCTTTTGATAATCTAATGGGTAATGCTTTTTAATCTGATAAATAAATCTTAAATCTAATCCGTCAAAGCTTCTGCCGAATAAGTTGTAATCTACTGGCAGTTTGACCCCTGCCTTTTTAATCTCATCAATTAGTCTTTGCTTTGACCAATCATAAACGGGGTAGTAATGCCTTTGAGTGGTATTGATAGCCCCATGCTTTTGAATGGCTAACCTGCGTTGAATTGAATCGTTTTGTCTAACCCCGATTGCAGTAAAGACTTCATCTGCATCTAGATCATTATCATAAGCAACGGCATAAGCCGTGTCCTCTCTGTTTGGTTCTTGCAGGTCTAGCCTTTGCATGAACCGAAGTCTTTCAGGCGGTTGGAATGTCATGCCATTGAGCATCCTGTATAAGGAATCGTGTGGCATCCTTACTATTTTGGTATCAAAGAAATCTTCATAATACTGGAGCGATTCTTCAATGAACGATAGGTTGCCGGGAATCAAATACATATAAAACGGAACTACTGTATCGAAGTGATCCCTGATAGCTAACCATGATGCTATTGAATCCTTACCGCATGAAAAAGCTAAAAGCGTATCAGGAGTAACCGATCTGATTTGCTCAATAACTTGTTCTGAATTTTCTGCTCTCTTAAATTGATGAATCATTTATTTACAATCTCCCTTATTTAATATTATCTCATATTCAAAATAATATTTAATTAGGATATTCACCTACAGCGAGAACAGATTATCTTTTCAAATTTTTATAACGGAACAGTTGCGAACAGTTTGGTGTAACTTTATACCCTCTCTCTATGTAATAGAGAGAGGGTATAAAAACGAGAGATAAACTGTTAATCAAAACTGTTAATAA